TTGAGCCGGGCATGATCAGATCGTTGCAAAATTGACTGGGCCGTAAACCTGTTGGTATTGGGCTATTGCGTCAACAACAGACTTGCCAATTTCTGCGCTGGTAGAAATGCCACCAAAAATGTTAATGCTGAAACCGCCTTGCACGTCAACGCCACCGCCAAACTTGTTGCCGCTTGCACCTGCTTTATAGCCGGGCCCTTGACTGCCTTTAGAAATGCCACCGCCACCGCCACTAGACGATGGTGCTAAAGCCAATGGTGCTGACGGGCTAGGCATAGACGGCATACTTGCCAACACTTGACCTACACCGCCCTCACGCGCTGCACCAGACCCAACGGCCGCTGCACTACTACTGCCACTTGCGCGTGGCAAATTGACGTTAGTTGACAAAAGTGGAATGTCGTTAAACGGGTTAACCAAGTTGTATGCAGAAATAATGCTGTTTAACACTGTGTTAAAAGCGTTTACAAACACTTCCATAGTTGCCATAATTCCATTAAAAACATTATTAACAATGTTACGGAAACCCTCAAACTTTGTGTAAGCAATTGCTAGACCAGTTACAACAACTGCAATGCCTGTTGCAATTAAAGTAAATGGGTTTGCTGCCATTGCAAAGTTAACTGCCATAATTGCTAATGCGACCGTTGAAATTGTGCCAGCAATAGTTATAAATGCATCAGGGTTTTTTTGTGCCCAATCTGCAAACTTTTGCAAAAACGGCAACACCTTTTCCACGGCTGGCAACAAAGCCGCGCCGATTGACTCTTTAGTTTCGTCTAACGAGTTTTTTAGTATCTTAAAACGACCTGCAGCGGTATCTGCTGCGGTTGCGGCTGCACCACCAAACGTGCCGCCTAAGACATTCATCACCTCATCGAGTGTCGCGCCGTCTTTGATCATGGCTTTAATCTCTGGTGACAAGGCTTGTAGGCCTTTCATGTTGCCACCATACGCTTTTGCTAGCGCATCAGAAACCTCAGCAAGTGACTTGTTAGACCCAATAGCAATATCTTGCGCCAATGACAATGCCTCTGTTGCTGTTGCAATGTCTTTTGTGCCAGTCACAAGTACTGCCAGCGCTGGGCGTAACTCGCTGTCAGCTGTGCCGGTAGCCCTTGACATAGCGCTAATCATGTCCTCAGTTGCTTTGACCTGTTTCTCTGTTGCGCCAGTGACGTTGTTTAATGTCAACGCAAGGTTTGCCGCTTGTGCTTCATCCTCTGCAGCTGCAGCCACCGCAGCACCAAGAGCCGCAGTGACTGCACCAAGCGCAGCAGCAGCAGGTACGGCAGCCTTTTTAATAGCAAACTGTGCTTTTTCGCCTACGGTTTCTAGTTGCTTAAATTGCTTAATGGCTTTGTCAATGCCTTTGCCGTCAAACTCTGAGATGATCGGAATAGACAGCATTACATTGCCTGCCTAACTGTGCGCGCCGTATCTAAAATCATCTTTTCCATCTCAGCCTCAATACCTCGCCGCGCTTTATACACGGCAGGCCCAATCAAACGTGTGCGACCTGCGCCAACAAAACCTAACTGATCGCCTAAGCGGTTTGCGTTAGCGCGGCCAGCAGTCTCAAAGATTGCTGTCGCTGAGTCTTTTTGCTCAATCAGGATTACGCCTACAGCGTTGCGCCGTGTGTCAATGCGTAATTTCACACCGCTTTTGGCTTTAGCCACGCTAAACGGGAATAGTTGACGGCCTCGACTAGACCACTTGTACGCCATACCAGACAACGGCACTTGCGTGTACACGTCTTTTGCAGCGTTAATTGCTGGCTGTGCAATCTCATTGGCTTTTGTTCTAAAGTCTTTTTGCAGTTGTGGGTCAATCTTTTTGAGTGCGTTAATAGTTTCTTTTACGCCAGCCACCTGAATTGTCGTGTTGACTGTCATAGAAACTCACCTGTTCTTGTTGTTCTTTTCTATAACACTAATCACCGTAGTGAGGTCGCGTGTGTCAAACTCGATGTGCGTTGGCCACCATCCTACTGCTACCAGCATTTCTGCTAGTTGTCTTCGGTAAGTGCCAACGCTGTAGGGTTTGGGTTTGTCTCATCAACTGATGTCAAGTCCATGTTGGGATGCTGTTTAACCCATTCGCGCCACGTGTCCGGCACAGTGTCACCAGCCAGCTTGCAGAGGTGATATGCCCAGCAAGCGATGTCGCTGTAACCGATACCTTTGCCATCAGAAACCTTGCGGTTTTCTAGTTTTTCCCATTCACATACCACAAACATATTTGTGGTCATGGTGCGTGTGCCGCGACCGTCTTGTAGGTCTAATTCTAATTTGACTTTCATGTGCCTGCTTTCGTGTCGGGCCGTTGCCGGCTGTTTTTAAGAAGTTGCGACTGAGTAAACGCCACCAGTGAACGTAATGTCAATTGTGTCTAGCGCGCCTAGTGTGGCGTTAACAATTGGCAAGGTTTCTAGGTAGCAGCCTGTCAAGGTTGAGATTGGGTTTGTTGCACTGGTTGCCGCGCTGGTTGGTTTGATCGTCACCGTTGTGGATGTGCCTACAAGTGCAGCCAATGTTGCGTAAGTCTCTGTGGCAGCAAAACTGTTGTACATCGTCAAAGTCAATGTGCTGTTTTCTAGGCCGCCAACATAGACGCGTGCGGTCTTGCCAAACGATGTGCTTTCCAATGCCTCGATCACGCGAGTCAGGGTTGACGCGCTGGTCTGGTCTGTGAGGTCAACGGCATTAACCGTGACTACTGGGTTAGATAGGTAGGTGCTGGTAGGCATGTGCGTTAAATCTCCTCGTTGGGTTCTGTATTAGTTTTAGCAGGTTTTTTAGGTTTAGGTGTGGATTGCTCAACAATGAAACCGCCAGACAAGAGCGCTGCCACGTTGATGCCGTCAGCTGGCACGTAGGGGTCACCGATAATGCCAAGTTTGGTAGATGCAATTGTGTAGATCATGCGGTCTGTGCCTGCACCTTTATTGTCAAGTCATAGCACGGAAACGATGCGCCACCAATGTCAATTGAGCCGGGTCTGCCGTCTAACACGATTACAGCCGATGCCAGCACTAACGCAACAATGCTTAAAATCTCGCGCAACACTGGCAACCCTGCAGGCCCAGAGCCAACAACTTTAAGCGGGAAATCCATAGTCACAATGTTGCCGTTACCTGCGTATGTCGTAAAACTTGGCGCAAGTAGAAACACGCAATTGGGCACAAGTTTTGTGGGGTCAGTAACTACGCGCAGACCACTTACGGCTGTCAGCGTGGCTGCTACATCGTCTATGGCCTCGTTTAGTAAGTCTGTGTACGGTGCAGGCATTAGGCAACCGCTGGTCGGGGGATACCCAACAATTGCTTAACGATCGGTGTTAATGACTGTTGCGTTGGTGTGCCCATTGTGTCAAACGCTGCATACGCAGTCTCTATGCTGCCTCGACTACGCCACAACGCTGCCGCATACATCAAAGTCCCTAGCGTGGCATCGTGACCCGGTGAGGTGGTAAGGCTGTCAAAATAGCCTGACTCTTGCCTACGGCGATAACAAAAATCGTTGCCAGCGTTGCGCGCCTGTACCGCAAGCGTGTAATCGTCTGATGGGTTCGTGATCGTTACGCCCAAGTATGTGATCAAATCTGCCGTTGTAATCCATGTGCATGACTGCGTGTACACCACAGTGCCGGCATAAAACGCTGCGTACTCAACATTGCTACCTGTAGCGGCGTAGATGATCTGGTTAGGCCGTGCTACATCCTCGTTGTAAAGAAACTCGCCAGTGGTTGCGTCAAGTCCTGTGTACTCGTACTGTGGCAACGCCAGCACAGTAAACGTGCCGTTAAACGGTGCGCCAATAGAGGCAACAGTAATGGATTGCCCAACAACAATGTCAGTTGGCTCTAACGTGCTAATGCACGCGTAGTTGCTAATGAGTTGTTTTGTAGCGGTGTTGTATGTGGCCATAGCGGTCTAAGTCCGCTACAGACTAAGCGATTACGATGCCCTGAATGAACGATGACTTGGCAACAAATGTTGAAAAGTAACCGTAGTAAGAGAACGTGCGGCTCAATGTGGATGGGTTAGCGATTGACAAAACACCTTGTTGTGCTTCGTAAATCTCAAAGCCCGGTGCGTAAACAACAAGCATTGTGCCGCTTGCAAAGTTGTTATCAACAACAAGCTTGAGGCCCATTACATCCATGTCGCTGTAACCCATTCCGCCTACTCGACCCAACGCGTTTTGTCCAAGCACACCGTTTGTGGTGTAACCCAAAACTGGGCGCTTGCTTGAATCCAACTGTGCACCTAACTTTTCCCACACGTCTGGTGACACGCACAAGTGTGTTGGGAAGTAGTTGCTGTCCTCTGTAATTTCGCGTGCTGCGTCATACAAAGAGTTGATTAACGATGTTGGGTCACCAGCGGTGACTGTCCATGTTGAGCCTGATGCTGTCTTACCTGCAACAAGTGCATCGGCTGCAATGTCATCGGTCTTAATCAGGTACTCGCCTGCAAGGTCATTGAGCACAATGTTCATTGACGCTGGATCAGTAAAGTCCATGTCTTGCATTGTCATTGTGACTTGACCAGCAACCGTTGACTTTGTAACAGTGTTTGATGCAATCACCATTGTGGTTGCGCTAACTGCAGAGCCTTCGGTTTGTGTTGCGGCACTTGTGTGCGTGGTAATTGTTGGCCTAACAAAAGTTTTGCTAGGTGTGTTTGGCATTGAGCGTGCACCAAACGCGGTAACAACTGGTCGCACAAAGTTGAGGTCTTGAAACACTGGCCCAAGTACCGGCACTGGCAAAAGACCCGGTGTATCGGTGGTGAGGATGTCACCAGCTGCGGCTTGCAATGCTGTTTGCTGATCGCGCACGGCTTCTTTGTATGCAGCGTTGACGTTGTGGAATGTGTCTCCGCCTGCGTGCATTGCTGCCAAGTATTCGCCTGCCGATGGCATAGCAAACTTGCGTTTTGCTTGTGCAAAAATTGGTGCAGTTGGGATGGTTGCCTCGACTGCTGGGATGGTTGCTTCGCTCATGGGTTCTGTCTCCTGTGTAGGTTCTGTTTCTATAGTACTTATTTCTGGCTCGTCTTGTGGGATACTCGCTGCAATGTCGGTGATGATCGCACCTGCAAACGCTGGTACTGGCACAAGGCTTAACTCAATCCAATCGGCGGCGGTCACAGTCACTGTGCCGTCTTTAGCGGTGGTGTACTTGATCGGGTTTACGCCTACCGACACACTGTCTAAAACGCCATCCATAGCAAGGATTAAAGCCTCATCGCCAGCCTGTGTTTTGCTGATCTTGGCCGTAAACAACATTCCCTCTGGCGTGTCAACGCGCTCAGTAACAATGCCAATGGCGTTATCAGATTGGTGATTGAGATAAAGACGAGGTGCTTTGCCGTCAACTGGCAGGCTGCCCTGCTCAAAGATCACTGACGTGCCATCAGCAACCGTTGCGGCAACACCATACGGTACGGCAATACCTGTAATCTCACGGCGGCCAGCCTCACCAGCTGCAGCGTCAATTGTGACCTGTGATGCAATAAGTTTGATCATGTTGGTGATACTACACTTTCGTTGTTGTTTGGTTGCGCCATGTCGTTGTGCTCGCTGTAATCGCCCATGAGATAACTTTCTACATCGAAGTCAACGTATGTGCCATTAGGCAAAACATTGTTTTGGCTAAGTGTGCCGGCTATGCAATCGGCGTAAGCGCGCGCGCCAAATGTCCACAGATCGGCGCGGCTTTCACTGCTTGACTGGTAGGAATAACTGCCTACAGACACACCCACTAAATATGGTGGCACGTTGCACAAGCGCGCCATTTCCATTGCCTGAAACTCTGCAGAGTCGATAAGCAACATCTTGTCCGGTGAAGTGCTCGTTTCCGTATAAGACAAATACTCGTTTAAAGCCGCCGTCTGGTTAGTCATGCGCGCTGAATTAAACGCTGACGCAAGGTCTGCCAACTCTTGCGCGTTAAGCGGTTCGCCACCAGTCTGCTTAAGAATGCCGGCTGGAATAGCGCTTGATGCGTTGCGAAACCGTGCAGCCTCAAGTTTTAGCGCGGTGGCAACAGACTGTGTTGACATAGACGTGATGCCCTGAATAGGTGACAGAAACTGCACCACATCGTTTGGGTCTAACTCGCCACCACTAAAAATAATTTGCTTAGACGGCGCAAACCACACAGGGCCAGACTGGTCTAATGTTTGCACCATTGACGCTGGCAAACGTGTAAACGATGCAGGGTAACCATCAGTTTTACTGCGTGACGTGACATACCAAAATGCGCGCCCATAAAAAAACAGATCGTCAAAAGTCCATGACATAATAAAATTGTTAGGCACAGTTGGGTCAATACGGCGTAGCCAAGTGCGTGGCGCTTGTGGCACTTTTTCCATTGTTTCGCCGTTCCACATTTCCGAATAAGCGCGCAATGGCATACAGCCAATAACCGATGCGATCAGATCGCGCGCACGGCTAACAGTTGGCACAGACATAGCCGCGTTGCGTGCTTCGCCCTCTGTGTAGTTGTAATAAACGCCAACCATTGCAGCGCCACCGTTGTTGGCTGACGGCGCATATGGCCCTGTGTAACCTGTGCCGGCTGCAGCGGCCTTGCCTGCTGGTGGGCTAATAGCGGCTTTAGTTACTTTGTTAAAAAATGCCATGCTATGAGTGTGCCACAGTCGGTGTCATTTGTGGTGGCATCGGCCCGGTATGCGATGCGGTATCCCGACGATAAGCAAGCCATCGAGCCGATGCCAATGTGATGTTAGCCGTTAGAAACCACAAGCATAGGTTTGCCAGATGACGTGGGGCGGCTGGTTAAAGCTGCTGCCCAAACCATGCAGCGCGCTAACTCAATTGGGCCGGGTGATCGTTGGCTAGATAGCGCAATGCTGTTTTGTGATCTGACTGCTACGGCGCGGCTGACGTGTTCGGCAAGTTGGTTGCTGCCGTCATGCCAT